GCGCAGCGCCTTCGGTAAATGCAACCGTGGAAGTCACGACAGTAGGCACACCCGTCACAGCGCTGTTGGTAAACGTTACATTCCCGCCCAGCGTGTTCAAAGCTACGCCTCGGCTAGACAAGCCTGCGGTGGCATCCCAGTAATATAGCCCGCCGCCACGGGGACCAAACACAAGGTCTTCGCCGTAATTTATTTGACTCCAAAGCTGCAAAGCGCTTGTGCTTGTGCCGCCAGTGCCCCATACCCCATCTCCCCAAGCCCCAGCGCCCCAACCAGTCAAAGGAACAGCGTAAGCAGGGCCAGCATTGATTTGATAAGCGGCAACGACAGCGGAGCCGCCATACGAGCCTGCAGGAATAGCCGAGGGTACTGTGATTGTGTAAGAGTCAAGGCTTACAACTGTAAGTTGATACTCAGCGTTCCATGTAGAAGCGTATGTGCCCGTAGCACCGCTGAATGTGACAAACGATCCAGTAGTTGCACCGTGGGCAATAGAAGTCACTGTGACTGTAGTTGTTCCGGTAGCAGTAAAAGGATTTGTGCCCAGCGTTACTGTTGATCGAATAGGCGTGATGTTGTTATATATGCCGCCCTTTTCAATATAAAACTTTGTGTTTGTGCCAACACCAACCAAATTTAAAAAGCCAAGCGTCACCCAGTTCCACAATGAGCGGCACACACCGTTATACGTGTACGGAGATATTTGTTCCCAGCCGCCAATTACTTCGGGATTACCCTGACGGAAACGGATTTTGTCGCACTCATACCAGCCACCCTCAGTGGTGTACCGCGTATTCTCCCGGTTGACGCCGGGTTTGAACAGGATTTTTTGTAATGGCATGGGCAGTCCTAGGATAAAAACACGGCCCGCTCGTCAATACGGCGATTCTGTAGCCCTTTGAGAATTTTACCCCCCGCCATGCAATATTTCAACAACTCTTCTGCTGCCCCTTCCATGTCACCACGCAGTACCTTTTGACGCAAGGTTGAACGCTGTAGAGTACCCAGCCCTACGTTGAAAGAAAAGGATACCAACGCATCAAACTGTCCTTGAGTAAGAGGCACAGGACAATAAGTAGCCACGCCTTTCTCAAAGCGAGCAAGATCTGCCCTAAGTATTGCATCTACTTCCTCCATTGAATATTTACGCATGGCTTCTGCGGGTGGTGTAAACGCATCCCGCTGGTCTATCTTCAGCTTGCCCTGCTCTGGGAACATGACATGGCCGACCCCGATTGTCCACAACTTTGCAGGGCAACGGTACGGGTTTACCCTCACACCCTCATGGTGACGAATCATGTGTAAACACTTGTCTGAGATGTTCATTTTGGTAAATTTAAAATTAAATAACCGCTAATAAACATAGTCAAAGCCATTTTTGTGTATATTAAATAAATCATTTTCCAAACGCCCGGCCACCAAAGTGGAACGCTATGATTGAAGCAAACAATGCTTGGGTGTCAGAGTCCCACAGCATCTCAGCCAACTCGGTGAATGGCACACCACGGCTCCAGCCGTAAGCAAACAGGCCGATGTCAATAAACAACAGCAGGAAGAAGAAGCCGTAGGTGATGACTGGGCGAACAGAAGCGCGAAGGTTCTTCATCCATTCGCTAGTGCCTTCGTTTAGGCTCATATCGTGGGCGTAGACAGCTTGCATCTCAGCTTGTTGGGCGCCAATCAAAATCTGCTTAGTGTTGGCTGCGCTTTCTGTTTCCAGTTGCTCAGATTTTATATGTTCAATACGTTCCTGTGCTTCAAAACCTGCTTTACGCAGTTCAAGCTCACGAGTGATTTGCATTTGGGCAAGATTTAACTCGTGCTTTTTATCCGCTCGGTCTTGGAAGAATTCCAAAATCTTGGGCAAACCGCCCATTAAAAACGAAATTAGCGTGGAGAGTAGTGTCAGCATAATAGTCCTTTACTGTTTGCTTTTACTGAGCATAGTACTGGCAATCAATAACATGCTCATTTCTTTGTGTACATCTTTGGGTTCTTTTTCCCACCCGACAGTAATCTGTCCAACAAACCTGCCCTGCTCTGGCGGGACACTTACACGGCATCCAAATCTTACGCCCTTGTCAATATACCAAAGACCAATCTCACTTTGAGGCACATTGTATTCACTGCAAGGTATCTCATTGGCCATCAACGCAACCACATCACGGTTGTTGGCTGAATTCTGTGTAAACAGCCCTACGTCTAAACCTTCATGGGTTCTGTCCCTGCCCTCGCGGGTATACGCCCGATATAGCACCCTTGTACCAAACAGAGGGTTGACTTTGAATATCGCAACTACCGCCGCATTGGTGTTCTTAAACAAATGCGCCGCAACGTCTTCCGCCCTGTCCTCTGCAATCGTTGGGAGCTTCTTATTCTCTTTGTACGCCTCAAACAAAAAGGCTTGGTTCTGCCAGACAAAGTATCCAGAGAAAGCAAACACCGCCATGAGTATCAGCGCAAACAGTTTAAACGGGCTGTCTACATAGGACAGCACCTTACTCAATACGTCTGCTGGCTTCTCGTCACTCATAGACCAACCATTCCAAGTACTTTATTCACAATTTTGTCCGAAATGAAATTCGGCAATATCTTGATGAAGTCTAAAAACAGATTTGCACCCCACCAAGCACCAATAATCTTGAAGCTCATGTCAGCGGCTTTTTGGTACTCGTTCACCGCCCGCACCTCACTTTAGCGCAGTGCTCTATAACCTCGTAGACTCCAACGTACAACATAAACAACAGGATCGCAAGGCCGCCCAGCATCAAGCCAATTTCAAGTTGGTCTTGCTCTTTCTGTTTACGCTTCTTCTCTTCTTCCTTCTCGCGCCTAGCGGTGTGGGCATCTTCCACATCCATAGCCTGCGCTCTGGCTTTGATTTTGTTCCACACATCAATCTTGCCCGCCTGCATGAACAGCATTTGCAGGTCAGCCTCAAACGTCTTGGCTTGGTCAAGCGCCATCTCAATCTGAAGCGCAGTCCCCATAGAGGAACCGCCTTTTTTCTTGGACTCTACAACAGCCTTCGCCGCAGTTGACTTAGCATCAAAATACTTACCCAACATTGGCCCAAGCGAGGCCACATCATCTACCGTCTTGGAAGCCTGCTTAATCAGTTTTACTGCGGACTGAATACCGGCTAGCGCGGTAATTGGATCAATCATTTTTTAGTAAACTTCAGCTTCTAAACCAATACTTGTTGCAGTTGCAACAATAGTAGCACCGGCACTGTCAGAAGCAATTTCAACAGTATAGTATCGACCGCCTGCGCCGATTATCCCTCGTGAAACGCCGTACAGTCTAGAGGTTGATAATTGAAGCCAAACACCTCTGGTGCTACCGGTTACTGTAGTAGTGCTGTAACTGCCAGTTTCCGTAAATCTAATCCAATAGCTTGAACCAATCCCAGCAGTGGTAGGTGTTGCCCAACTGCCAGCGCTAACGGTACCGGCGTTAGTAGAAGCGTCTATTGTTCCATCAGAGTAAAAAATAAGGTCAGCAAAAGCAGTGCCGGGGCTCGGTGTATCGCCATAGACACCCGCTAACCCAGCTAAAGAAACAGTGATGTTAGATTTACCGTACAAGGAGTTCATGCTCCAAGTTGAACCGCTAGTACTACTCACGCCAGCAAGAGCGCGAACATTTGACTGATTCATAGAAATTGTAGTAGTCAGCCCAAGGCCAAGCTCTTGCGCGACGCTAACTGGACTGGACGTGCCCCCCATGTTGAGGGCACCAGATGATGGCATCGTCATGGTTTACTCCTTGGCTTTTAACTGCTTTTCCAAAGACACAATTCGCTTGGCCAACTCAATAACCGCGGCCATTGCAGCGTTGCCGTAAGACACACCAAGCAAGCCATTTCTTTTCTCAATTGCATCGGGCATAACCTTCTGCAACGAGCCCGCGCCAACACCAACTTGTGTTTGCTGTCTGTCTATACGGTCATAGATGCCGTTTTGTACCTGCGCCAACTGCTCAACAAAGTCAGCAGGAAATCCGCGCCAATTCGTCTTCAGCGCTTCGTCAGAGTAAGCCGTCACGTTGCCGTTGGAATACAGCGCCCCTGCAGTCAGTGTTGTGCCGTCAAAAGTCAAGTTGGCAGAGCCTGCGGATGTGCCGCCGCTGTTGTAAATAACTTGTCCAGACGAACCACCAATCGGGCCAGTGGGGCCAGTCGGCCCTGTGGGTCCTGTAGGTCCTGTGGGGCCAACACCGCCGGTAGGTCCGGGGGCTCCTGTGTTACCAGTCAAACCTGTGGGGCCAGCGGGTCCTGTAGGTCCAACCGCGCCGTTTGTGCCTGCTGGGCCAGTGGGTCCTGTAGGTCCGGGGGGTCCGGGAACAGTTGATGCAGGGCCAGTGGGTCCTGTAGGTCCAGTCAAACCAGTAGGGCCAGCGGGGCCTGTGGGTCCGGGAACAGTTGAAGCAGGCCCAGTCGGTCCAGTGGGTCCAGTAGGGCCGGGAGGTCCGGGAACAGTCGAGGCGGGACCAGTAGGTCCAGTAGGGCCAGTAGGTCCAGTAGCGCCTTGAGGAACAGTAAAATCAAATACAGCAGCAGACGAAGTGCCACTGTTTGTTACCGCGGCAGGGCCAGTTGATGTTGTTCCAACTGCTACGGTAGCGGCTGAGCCGGTCGGTCCAGTAGGCCCCGTAGGGCCCGGTGCTCCGGTGGGTCCGGGAGCGCCTGTAAGTCCAGTGGGGCCAGTGGGGCCAGTCGGTCCCGTGGGGCCAGTAGGTCCAGTAGGTCCGGGAGGGCCTTCTCCACCGGGAGCCCATGTGCCGTCACCACGCCAAAATGTTGCAGTTGAAGCACCGGTGCCGCTGTTTAAGCGGGCTACAGGCAGGTTGCCTGTGACGTTAGTCGCTAAGTTTACGAACGTTGTTGAGCTTGTACCTGTACCGCCAGAGGCGATTGGCAAAGGAGTGCCCAGAGCCAGCGTAGACAAATAATCAATCTGGTTGCCAACGTCAGTGCCGTTGTTGTAGACCACCGTGCGTTTGCCAGACGGCACAGACACACCTGTTTGGCTTGCAACTTTGACGGTAATGGCGTAGCTGTCGTTGTTGATAATGATGTACGGCTTCTCAATGGCTGGAACATTGAGCGTCCCTGCCGCAGACAAAGAACTTGCCGAAACTACCAAGCACAAAGCACGAGCGTTCTGAGCAGAGGTTGTGTTGGATAGCGTAAGAGTAGCTACGTTAGATGCGAAATTAGCAGAGGTCAGGGTCGCCATACCAACGATGGCTTGCTCGATTGCAGTGCCAATATTACTGTTGGTTGTTGTGCCCCACGTGCCCGACTGCTCGCCTGTCGTAATTAGCTCAAACTTTAGATTGGAAAAGGTGCTTGGCATTTTTAGTCCTTTAATATTTCAACGGAATCTCGGTCCGTTAAACCACACAGTTGCAGAGTACCGAATGCCAGAAGTTACTGGGACAACCCGATGCTCAAGAATTGATGGGAACGCAATCATGGTCCCCTTTTTCAAAGGCGCTGGGTATGTATTGTACAAACGCACTTCAAATTCGCCACCCTCAAACTCGTCATTGAGAAGGCAGACAACGCTTATTTTTCGCTCGATTGGTTTGCCAGAAAGGGTGAAAGTGTCCGTATGCCAAGCGTAGTGTTGCTCTGGTCCATACTCTGCAAACTGTACATTCTCCCGGCCTGTAATGTGGTACTCCCACCCGCATTGCTTATTGGCTTCTAAAGCAAACTGCTCAAACCTATCTGTAAGCCAGTAGTCAGAACCCCCAAAGCGCACGTTTGTGTTACGCGTGCTGATGTCTTTATCTGTCCCGTCTACCCCCATGGTTGCGTCACGTACCTCAATACCAGACAATTCTGCAATCACTTGATTACAGGTGTCGTGGTCTAGCTCGGCGGTGTACCACAGCGGTAAATGGGCCATTTTTGTCCTTACGGGAGAACCGGGTTCCAGCCCGGTGTTTGGGTGTCGTCTACATCGCCCCAGCCGGGGGTCTGCGCATTGTTGATATTTTGCCAGTTTGTGGTCTGGCTGTCATCTACTGCCAACCATGTTACGGTCTGAGAGTTATCAATGTTGCCCCAATTAGGCGTCTGACTGTCATCAATCAGGTTCCACAGGAACGCGCCAATCAGGGAATCCGCAAGCGTTGCAGACTCTAGAACTTGTGCGTTGTAGATCGAGCCGGGTGGGTTGACCTGATCCAGCATCTGCGCAACCGCCAGAACTATGGCGTTGTAGATTGATCCGGGAGGCGATACCTCGTCAGCAATGTTGGCAGACTCTGCCGTCTGTGCAACAAAAACAGCTAAGGCTGACGTAACGTCCGTGGCGGTCGCGGACTCCGAGATTGCGGCAAGTGGTATAAACGCCGCGCTGTTGGTTTCCTCCCCTGTAGCCGTTTCAGCAACAGCGCTTGGGAATGTAGCTGCCGCCTGTACTGCGTCTTGAAGTGTTGCCAACTCAACAACAGGGGCGTTGTAAGTAGAGCCGGGAGCGTTAACAGAGTCCGTCAGGTCGGCAATCTCTTGCAAAATACTTTGGAACACTGCACTGGCTGACACTTCGTCCAAGCCGGAAACAGCCTCTACAACAGCAGCAGCAAGATCACGAAGGGCGCTGACCTGATCCGCACCAGAGGCAGACTCTGAAATCTGTGCCGCCGCCAACATGAAGCCAAGCACAATGTCTTGGGTTGAGGATGCCTCTGTGACCTGCGACTGGAATACGGCCACT